CTAATACACATGTTAGGTGGGTTATCGCGAACAGCAACAAGTGTTTTGCGGCAGTTAATTGATGCTGGTACACTCGCGAACCTACCTGCCGGTTTTAAATCGCGTGGCATGCGTATACGTGACCACGATGAACCATTACAACCAGGTGAGTTTCGTGATGTTGATGTTACAGGACAATCAATAAAAGAATCANTANTACCACTTCCATATAAAGAACCTTCGCAAGTNTTATTTGCATTATTAGGTTTCTGTGTTGATGCAGGTAAATCATTTGCAGCAATTGCAGATATGAAAATGGGTGAAGGTAATGAACAAAATCCAGTTGGAACAACTTTAGCTCTATTAGAGCGTGGAACAAAAGTAATGAGTGCAATTCACAAAAGATTGCATTACGCGCAAGGTGTTGAGTTTAATATGCTTGCACGTTGCTTTAAAATGTTCCTTCCACCAGAATATCCTTACATGGTGCGTGGTGGAAACAAAATGATTAAACAAACAGATTTTGATGATCGTGTTGATATACTACCTATATCTAACCCAAATATATTCTCAATGTCACAACGTGTTATGTTGGCACAGCAACAATTGCAATTAGCAATTTCTAATCCACAATTACACAATATTCGTGAAGCATATAGAAGAGTGTATCAAGCGTTAGATGTTGATAATATAGATGCATTATTAAAACCAGATCCAGATCAACCACAGCCAATGAGCCCGGCTATGGAAAATTCATTGGCGATGAAAGGCACACAACCAAAAGCATTTCCACAACAAAATCATACAGCGCACATGAACACGCACGGTGAATTTGTGGCAACACGTATGGTTCAAATTAATCCACAATTGTACGCAATGATGGAGGGACATATTTTAGAACATATTGCAATACTTGCAGCAACACAGGTTGAAGAAGAAATGAAAGAACAAACAATGCAAGTACAACAAATGGCACAGCAAGCACAACAAAATCCACAAATGGGGCAACAAGTTCAAATGGCTGCGCAAGAATTACAGTCACAAAAAGAATCACGTATTGCTGAATTAGAATCAGTAATGGTTGCTGAGATGGCTAAGAAAGAAAAAGAAGCAATGGAAAATAATCAAGATCCACTTGTTAGATTAAAGCAACAAGAAATTGATCTTAAAGCTGTTGAAATGACTATGAAAGGTGAAGCAGATGATAATAAAATTATGGCAGATATTGGTATAGAAGCTGAAAAACTTGATCTTGAACGTGATAAGTTAAGAAGTGGAATGCAACAAACTATTGTCAAAGAGGGACTAAATGCTATAAAAGAATCTGATCAACAAACAATTGATGAGATAAAAGAAAATATGCAAAGTTTACGCGAAGATAAAAAACTTCGTAGTACAGAAAGAGTTGCATCAATGAATGCGAAAGCGAGGTCAAATGGACGATCAGATAAAAATAATAAATAAAGCCATGCAGTCTTTAGAGAAGACTGTAAGAGGAGAGATTAAAAAAGATGAAGATAAGTTGCTTGTTGCAAGTGCTTTAATGGCAGTAACAAGAAATTTGTATGTCGAGGCAATTGGGTCTGAAGATACGGCTCAAGTGTTTGCGAGTATTGCTGACAGTTTCTTCTTGACAGAAGAAATGCTAGAGCAATATAAACCAACAATACATTAGGAGGGAAACATGAATTTATTAAAAGATTTATGGGGACACTTAAAAGAATGGAATGACTGGAAGATGAAGGACTGGATAAAGGCCGGAATTGTAGCAATCATTGTTCTTATTGTCCTTAAAGTTATAATAGTTCCAGGTGCATAATGTCACTTAGAGGAGATATGATTAGAAGAGCTCGTAGACGTGTTGACGCACGTCGCGACGCTCGTCGTGCTGATATACGTGATCAAGCTAGAGCAGAGTATGGTAGAAATTTAAGTAAAAGAAAATTTGCACCTACTGAACCAAATGTTGGTAGTGGTGGTGATAGATTACTTAATACAATGCGTGAAGCAGGTGGAGATCTTAAAAGAACAGGTGAAAATATTGCCGATAAAACCGGTGAAGGAATTATGGGAGTTTACGATGCCGGTGCAAAATTTGTAAAATCATTAATGTCAAATATTGACAGAAGCGCACAGAATAGAGAAATTTTAGGTGATGCATATACTGATGATTTAAGAAAATCAATGATGACTGATGATGATCTTGATTTTTATAATAAATATGTAGGACTTGCTGATCTCGCAAGTGATAACCAAGAAAGAGATCGTTTAATGGGTATTGCTAATACAGCAATGCAAAACGCACAAATAACAAACAGAATTAATTACGCATTAGGACAACCAAAACTTGGATTTGAAACAACTGCTCCTGCAGGCGTAGCAAACATAGATTATAGTACACTAGTCGATAGAATGGTTGGTGGAACTGATGATTCTGTAGGACTTAAAGGATCAGCTATTGGAAAAGCATTTTTAGCTGATGCATACAAAGAAGCGGATAAGGAAACAGGTGGTAGTTTAATTAGTGATGCTATAATGAATTATCGAGATCCAATTAGAGATATGGTAGCACCAACCGCAACTGGACAAAGTATGGTTGCGGATCTTAATCCAAGAACACCTCCTCTATCAGAATCGGAATTAATGAATGTGTCCGAGCAAAATCTTATACCAACATACGATTATAATACTTATGGTGATCCAATGGATAATATTCTTTCTGGAGAACCAGGAAGCGGAACAGGATCACTTTTATTACAATCAATGTATCCAGGTTATAGTGATTTTGCTGATACAGACAGAGCTCGAAAATATGGATTAGAGGATATGAATGAATTTGAATTAATGCAATTTGGATATAAAAATCCAACACTTGCTAATCTATTTGGTTTTAATCCTNNCTANGAGTTTGAATAATGGATGGACGTGAACGATATATAGCTNCAACACGAGCTCCAGCACCAGTCTCAACAGGGACACCTAATTTTGGTCCACCTTCTGCTAACACANCAAATCAAACTTCATATCAAGATCCAAGAGAACAAGGAATCATGGCGGCAGCAACTGCTAATATGCCTCCACCTCCAACTCCTCCAATAACACAAACACAAACTGGTGGCTCTTTTGGTGGCTATGAAACGCCACAACAACAACTTGCCGCATCATTATTAGACTCAGGACAAGTAGCAGGAAATTTAGCTTTTGGTTTATATGATAAAGGACCAGTCATTTATCCAGAGGACGTTACTACAGAACAAATTTTAGGCGCTGATGACCCAGCAGACGTGGGTGGTTATCGCGATGATATGTATAGAGATGAATATTATACAACTTACGGTGAAGGAGCGCAAGCTCACAGCCCCACAGGATTAATTGAAATAACGGGAGAAGATGGTATTCCAGCTTTTATTGGTAGAGATGAAGATGGAAATTTAATTCCAAACCCAGATTCTCTTGCGAATAAATATAGAGTTGTTAATCCATTTGCGTCTTTTGATCAAGATTTTTATGGCATGGATAATTTTGATTATGGTTTTTATGGTGGAGGACCAACTGAAGTATCAGAAACATTTTCTGGTGCACCTTGGTTTCAAAAAGGATTAGATGAAATACTAGCAGAAGGACCAACAGGATTTGGAAATATGGAATCTATTTATGGTGAAGAATTTAATCCAGAAAGAGAAGCATCTTTTCTTTATTTAACCGGCGTTCCTCAATTTGGAGACGAAACAATTTATGATTATATATAGGAGAATAGAATGTTAAATTTATTATTAAAACCATTATTAGGGGTTGCGGGGCAAGCAGTTTCTGGCTTTGTAGAGACAAAGAAAGCGAAAGCTCAATTGAAATTGACAGAAGTTCAAGCAGCAACTAAGTTAAAACAAGATCAGATCGCCGGAAAAGTGGCGTGGGAAGCATCAGCCGTAGATCAAATGAAAGGGTCGTGGAAAGATGAGCTAATTTTAATTTGCCTATTGGCGCCTGCAGTAGCCGTATTTTTTCCAGGAATGACAGAACATATTGAAAGAGGATTTATTGCTTTACAACAGCTTCCAGATTATTATAAACATTTATTATATATTGCGTGCTCAGCGAGCTTTGGCATAAAAGGTGCAAAAGGTGCGATGGGTTTAATTAAGAAAAAATAGGAGACGATTATGAATAAAAAACCAATGAACCCAGGAATGAAAGCTTTAAAAAAGAAAAATCCTAAAGTAGCTGAAAAAATGGGATTTAAAAAAGGTGGTAAAGCTAAAAAAATGGGTGGCGGAATGATGTATAGTAAAGGCGGAAAAGTTAAAAAATAATTGAATTTTTTAATTTTTCGTGTATAATGCACATGAATGAAAAATGAGACCGCTGTTTATTTAATCTTAAAAAAGATTAGAGCGCGAAAAGAAGAGTTAAAAGAAATCATAGCGGCTGGATTACCTAGCTGGGATGATTATAACAAAACCGTAGGAGAATATAAGTCCTACGCAATTATGGAACAGGAAATACAGGACCTGCAGAAAGACGAAGATGGAGATACCTAAAAGAAAGTTTGCCCTAGAAGAAAAAGATTTATCAATTGAGGCTGACGAAAATAATAAAAAAGCAGAAGAAAAAGAAAATCGTTTTCTTAAAAAAATACAAGAAGATGCTACAGCTGATATAGAACATTTACCTACTGATAAAGTATTAGAACGTTTACCAGATCCTACAGGTTGGCGTTTGTTAGTTTTACCATACAAAGGACAAGGTAAAACAAAAGGTGGTATTATATTAACAGATGAAACAATGCAGGAGAGAACTTATACAACAGTTACAGGTTTAGTATTAAAAGTTGGACCAGATGCATATAAAGATGAAAAAAGATTTCCAGATGGACCCTGGTGTAAGAAAAACGATTGGANTATATTTGGTCGTTACGCCGGATCTCGTTTTGGGATAGAAGGTGGTGAAGTGAGAATACTTAATGATGACGAGATAATTGCTGTGGTAAAANACCCAGAGGATATCTTGCAATATAAATAA